CCGTCAGGCCTAAGTCACCTGTGGAGCCCGGGCCGGTCGGAATGGCGGTCAGTGGGGGTGCCGAGATACACACCTCAGCGACGTTCCGGGTTGAGATGACGGTCAAGGAATACGCTGGCCGAGAGCGGGTGGATGAGCGCACGGTCTGGCGCTGGTTGGCGAAGGGCGCCGTGCCGTTTCGCAAGACCCCTGGCGGCGGAATCCGGGTCGTCGTGCTGTCCTCGTCACTGAAGAATACTGACAATCCCTGACATTTACTGTCATCCTTCCCGGTAGTCCCTTCCGCTCTCACACGTTCTCGCCTACCGTGCGTGCATGCTCAAGGCGTGGGCCACGCTCGAAATCAAGTCGGTTGACGTTGTCCAACGTGTCATCGAAGGCATCGCCTCCACGCCATCGATTGACCGTGGCGGTGATTCGATGGACCCGGCCGGCGCGCAATTCACGCTCCCGCTGCCGTTCCTCTGGAAACACCTCGACCCGATTGGAGAAGTGTTCGCGGCGGACGTGCGCCCCGACGGGATCTACATCAAGGCGCGTGTGTCCACGGTCGACACACCCGGGCGCCTGAAAACCCTCGTCGACGAAGCGTGGCAGTCCTTTACCGCGAAGCCCCCACTGGTGCGCGGCCTCTCGATTGGCTGGAGAGACCTGGAAAGCACGCCCATCCGAGGCACGACCTTCCGGCGTATCACGAAGTGGATCTGGGGTGAACTCAGCGCCGTCGTCATCCCCATGAACACCGACGCCTCCATCCTCGCTGTCAAGTCCTTTGACACGCCCGCCCCCGCCGCGTCAGGCACGGGCCGGACGGTCTCGTCCACACCCGGCGCGTCGGGATTGCGGAAAGTTACGCTCATGAATGTCTCCGAACAGTTGACGGCTGAGAAAACCGTCATGCAGACGAAGTCGGCCCGGCTCGAAGAGCTGATGACGGCCGACCAGACCAACGGCGGACTTGAGGCCGACGAACAGACGGAGCTCGAGACGCTGACCGGCGAGGTGTCCACCCTCACCGCGAAGATCAAGAAACTCACCACCCTCGAAGCGGCGCAGGCGTCGATGGCCAGTTCGCTGGTGGTGTCCGCCGGTGCCAGGCTCATCCATGATGGCCGCGTCAGGGTCATCCCCAAGACGTTCCCGAAAGGGACGATGTTCACCCGCTACGCCCTCGCGGTGGCGGCGGGCAAGGGCAGCTACTCCGACACGCTGGCCTACGCCAAGCAGTTCAGCGACACGCCGGAGATCGCGGGCTACGTCAAGCTGATGTGGGAGCGGAAGGCCGTCGAAGGCACGTCCGTCGTGGCGAGTCCCGGATGGGGCGGCGAACTGGTGAACCCGGCCACGGCGATGACCGAGTTTGTCGAGATGCTGATGCCCCAGACGATCATCGGCAAGGTGCCGAACTTCCGGCGCGTGCCCTTCAACATCCCGATCATCACTCAGACGGGCGGGTCGACGTTCGAGTGGGTCGGGGAAGGCGCCCCGAAGCCGGTCGGCGAACTGGCCTTCGAGCGCACCACGCTGGGTTACACCAAGTGCGCCGGGATCGTCGTGCTGACCGAAGAGCTGATCCGGCTCTCCACCCCGAACGCCGAGGATCGCGCGCGCGGCGACCTGATCGAGCAGTGCGCGAAGTTCCTCGATGAGCAGTTCATCCAGGTGGCGATTGCGGCCGGCGCGAGCAATCCGGCGTCGATCACCTACGGTGTGAGTTCGCCGGCGGCGAGCGGCACTGACGTGGATACGGTCAAGGCGGATCTCATGACCGCCCTGGCGACCTTCACGGCGGCCAAGATTCCGATCACGGGGTTGGTGATTGTCACCACGCCCGACATCGCCCTCGGTCTGAGCCTGTTGACGAACGCGCTCGGGCAGGCTCCGGCGGGGTTCAATGTGACCCCGAGCGGAGGCACGCTGATCGGCTACCCGGTCATCGTGTCCGAGTCGGTCGACGCGGGCGTGCTGGTGATCTTCAAGCCGTCCGAGATTTTCCTGGCCGACGACGGTCAGGTGCGGCTCGATGCCAGCAATCAGGCCACCCTCGACATGAACGGCGGATCGCCGTCGACCCCCGTGTTCAGCTTGTGGCAGCGCAACTGCGTCGGCCTCCGGGCCGAGCGGTGGATTCACTGGAAGAAGCGCCGCGACGACGTGGTCGCGGTCATCGACACGGCGTCCTACGGGCCGACCGTCGGCTCGCCATAGTTCCTCGCGTCCGCACGGCCGCGCGCACGACACATCTCGTGCGCGCGGCTCTTCTCGGTCTGGAGGCCCATGCCGCTGATTGCCGTGGTTGCGCGTCGGGCGTTCTCACACGGAGGCCGCACCCTCCGCCCGGGCGATCGCTTCGAGACCAGTCCTCTTGATGCAGTGGTGCTCGTCACGGCGCGGAAAGCGGCGTTCGCGCGAGTCGTGCCCATGAAGACCATCGCGGCGGTCGTGCCCGCGCGGACGATCCGTCGTCGCGACCTCGTCACGAACGAGGACGTTCCTCTGCCCACCAAGCGCACGTACAAGCGCCGCGATCTGACGGCGGAACTCTAATGCAGGTCTTTGGTCTCACCATCACTCGTACCAAGAGCCTAGAATCCCTGACAGGTATCTCCGGTTCACGCGGGTGGTGGCCGCTCATCCGTGAGGCGACGACCGGCGGCTGGCAACGCAACGAAGAGATCAACGTCGATACCGTGCTGTCGAATCCGACGCTCTTCGCCTGCGTGACCTTGATTGCGGGCGACATCGCCAAGCTCCGGCCGAAACTGGTCGAACAGAACAGCGACGGGATCTGGTCCGAGGTGGAGAGTGCGGCGTTTAGCCCGGTGCTTCGCAAGCCGAACGCCTACCAGTCGCGGATTGATTTCTACGAATGGTGGATGCTGTCGAAGCTGGTTCACGGCAACACCTATGCCTTGAAGGCACGAGATGGCCGTGGCGTGGTGACGGCGCTCTACATTCTCGACACCTTCCGCGTGACGCCCTTGCTGGCGCCTGACGGGTCCGTGTTCTACCAACTCGCGCCTGATGCGCTGGCGACGATCGATCAATCCGTGGTCGTGCCCGCGCGCGAGATCATCCACGACGTGATGTGTCCACTCTTCCATCCGCTCTGTGGGGTGTCTCCGATTTATGCAGCCGGGTATCCCGCGTTGCAGGGCTTGAACATCCGTGGGGCCTCCGACAAGTTCTTTGCGAATGGGTCAAAGCCGGGTGGCGTGTTGACGGCGCCTGGTGCCATCCCGCAGGCCACGGCCGATCGCCTGAAAGCCTACTGGGATGCCAACTTCTCCGGCGACAACACGGGGAAGATCGCGGTGCTGGGTGACGGCCTGAAGTATGAAGCCCTCGCCATGACGGCCGAGCAGTCGCGTCTCGTCGAACAACTCAAGATGACCGACGAGGACGTCGCCAAGTGCTTCCACATGCCGCGGCACAAAGTGGGTGTCGGGCCTGACCCCACCTACAACAACATCGAAGCCCTCAACAAGATGTACTACTCGGACTGTCTCCAGAAGCACATCGAGAAACTGGAGATCAAGCTGGATGAGGGGCTGGAGTTGACGACGGTGCCGGGGCGCACGCTTGGCGTCGAGTTTGACCGGGATGCCCTCTTCGAGATGGATACCTCGGCGAAGTCAGACGCGGCGCAGAAGGCGATCGGCGCGGGCATGAGCCCGAACGAGGCGCGGTTCCGGTACTACGACCTGGGGCCGGTGCCGGGTGGCGAATCGCCGTATTTGCAGGAGCAGAACTGGCCGATCCGGTTGCTGTCTGCGCGTGAATTGCCTGCCCGTGCGCCATCCCCAGTGACGCCTCCGGCGGCGCTTCCGCCCGCTGAGGATGAACAGGCAGTGAAAGGCTCTGGCCGCTTGGCGCTCCCGATGATGATCTACCGCAAACTGTTGGAGCTGCATGCCCCATGACTGAGAACGAGCAACTCGCCGACGGGATCGCACTGGTGATTCATGCGGAGACAGCTCCGCTGCTGGCGAAAATCTCGGCCCTCGAAGCGCGTCCCCTTGCGCGTGACGGCGAGAAGGGCCTCGACGGGAAGTCGGGGGTGGACGGCAAGGATGGCCGTGACGGCGAGAAGGGCCTCGATGGGAAGTCGGGATTGGACGGCAAGGATGGCCGTGACGGCGAGAAGGGCCTCGACGGGAAACCCGGCGATCTCGGGCCAGAGGGACCTATGGGGCCGCAGGGTGTGCCCGGACGCGACGGGCGAGACGGGATAGGACTTCCCGGTCCCGCCGGTGCGAAGGGTGCAGATGGCCTTGTTGTTGAGACCGTCCCGGGCCTGTCTCCAGAGGTTGTCAGCGCGAGTGTGGACATGCTCCTACGAAAAGAACTTGCCGCCCTTGACGCCGCGGCCCCGCCGCGCATGACGAAACGCATCATCCGTGACGCCCGCGGGAAGATCGAGCGCGTCATCGAGGAACCCGTCAGAGGATAACGATGGCCATTACCCAGGCGTTCTGTAATTCGTTCAAGACCGAACTGCTCGCGATGACGCCGCACACGGCCGGGGACACCTACAAGATCGCGCTGTACGCCTCGACGGCCACGTTGAACATGGGGACCACGGTCTACAGCGTGTCTGACGAGGTGGGCGACAGTGGTGACTATGCCGCGGGCGGCCAGGCGCTCTCCGGGTTCAGTGTGACCCTGGATGGCGACACGGCGATTCTGGACTGGACGTCCAATCCGGTCTGGACCGGGGCAACGATCACGGCCCGCGGGGCGCTCATCTACAACAGCACGCGCGCGGGCAAGGCCGTCGCGGTGCTGGA